GAATTACTCACAGTTGGTCTACAGACAACCAGGAGAGTTGATGAGGATACTATCAGCAAATTAGTTGATGCAGCTCAGAGATTCAAAGATGGTAGATAATATTAATCCATTGCATTACAAATCTTCTAATATAGAAACAATAGATGCAATTAAGAGCCAAGTCAGCAAATCAGATTTCTGTGCCTATCTAAGGTGTAGTTGTCTTAAATACCTATGTAGAGCAGGCAAGAAGTCTTTAACAGGTGCTGACGAGGCTACAGTGGCGTTGGAGGACTATTCTAAGGCACAGTGGTATCTTAATAGACTGATACAGGAAGTTAGTGATGAAAGAAAAACAAGATAACTACAGGGTTAAGCCAAGAGGAACTTTTTGTATTCTCCCACAGCGTGCAGTCCTGGATATTAGGTTACAGCATAGACCTAAAACATTCCTAACATTCTGCTGCCTATGTAACTACGCAAACAGAACTGGACTGGCTTTTCCTAACCAATTAACTATGGCAAAAGACTTGGGTGTTACTCAATCTAATATTAGTAGACACATCAAACTTCTGATAGAATATGGTTACGTGCGTTACGCTTCAAAGAAGGGTCATAAGAACCTGAAGGGTAATAGATACTTCATTGTATTTGATGAGGAGGTTACTGAACAGCACGCTCTGTCTATACAGACTGCTAAGGATATGGATTCAATAGAGGAACCAGTTATCCACACCCAAGGACCTAAAACTACGGATAAAGAAGCAAAGATTAAACCTATAAATACAGGACGTATGAGTTCTGATGGAATACAACGTATGAGTTCTGACCTCATGAGTAATAGAGATTATAATACTAGATATAAACTAGTAGCTAAAGACATTATAAATGAATATAAAAAGAAAGTAGAAAGTACTTATGGTCATACTATTATATACAAGCAAGAACATATAGCATTAGTAGAGAGTTGGTTAGCTAATGGTTATACTAAAGAGTACCTGAATAATAGGATAGCTAGTATCATTGACTACAGGGTATCTCACTCAATGGATAGCATCAAGTCTATCGTATACTTTAAGAGTATCTTCACTAAGAGTTCAGAGCCTACTGCTCCAATGAATGATACACAGCAACTAAACAATCTTATTAAGAAGTTTACTAATACACATAAGATAAGGTAACCATCAGTACACTGATTATCATTACACTGCATAGAATACTAAAGGAACAAAACGTGAACAAACAGTGAACGCTCTAAACCTTTAAGCGATGGCTACATTCCAATTACAATACCGAACGTTCGTTCTGTTTGCCTCTGCTTTCGCCACGCTAACTCAAAGAACAAAAGGTGAACGGCTCCGTGGAACAGACAGGGAACACGTTAAAAATAATTGCGTTTACGTTCTTGGTTTGTTCTCCAGTCAGGGAGAGAAAAAAATAAATGCGTGGAATTGGACCCCTTAGGGGAGGGGGGGTCTGTATATATATATGGGTACCTCACACATTTTTTTTGCAATAATTTCAGAAATGGTTTATACTATCCTAGAAATATAAAAAATAGGAAATATGGTAATGAAATGTTGGCATTGTAATAGTGAATTAATTTGGGGTGGCGACCACGATATTGAAGAAGAAGATGAAAACTTTTGTATCGAAACAAATTTAAGTTGCCCTAAATGCGAAGCCTTTGTTTTAGTCTACCTGCCAAAAGATGAAAGGAAATAATATGTCAAATGGTCCTACCCACAGTAATCGTAATTTTAAAGTTATGAAAACTATCACACTACAAGAAGGTGAATATATCGTAGAGGAATGGAATGGTTCTAACTGGAATGATTCTACAAAGTCTAGAGATTTAGTACCAGGTGCTAAAGATATAAAGGTCTACAATAAAATTGATGACCCAGATAGGTATAATAAAGGTGAAGTTGTTGCGTTTTTCCGAGTGTTTGAAAACAAGCCAAGAACTGAAAACAATACCTATTCAAAGCCTGAAGTAAAAGAAGATAGTTTTGATGACGAAATCCCCTTCTAGCGTTAAAAGAATTGTAAAACCTCCTCTGGATAGGTTCGGTGGTATCCGAGTTGTGCAGAGGAGAATACAAAAGAGTGAAATTATTGAGCATAGTAAGGACAAAGTTGCTCAGGAATTGATAGATATTGCGACTGCTAACATCAATGACATCGTTGACTGGGATGATACTGGCTATGTTAAGGTTAAAAATGCTGCTGATATTTCTGAGGCAGCTATTAAAGCTATTAAAAAGATTAAAATGACACCGACAGCACTGGGTCCACAGATAGAAGTAGAGTTACACGACAAGGTATCTGTGCTTAGAGTGTTAGCAAAAGCCTCTGGATTGCTTGAACAACAAGAAAATATGGATAAACCATCGGTAGTTGGCATCATAATGCACGGACCAGCAGAGCCAATCGTAGATATTGAGGGAGATTATGTTGATAAAACTGAGGAGAATGAACAAACAGGAGCAGACGACAGTACAAAACCTAATACTAAAAAAAAGAATAAGCTATAAAACGTGTGCGAGGATGTCTGGGTGTGATGTTTTAAAGTTTAGAAAGCTCATTACTGGTGAACAATTAACCTCTGATGATAAAATTAAAGACATGATAGAGGATTTAAAGTCTTATGAGTGACGCAATAACGAATTTAAAGCTAGATTTTTCTACATCTCCTACAGTTTGGAATTTTTTACAGGACAAATCCTTTGTTAGAGGGATAGTAGGTCCAGTTGGTTCTGGTAAATCCTACGCCTGTGCAGCTGAGATTATGTTAAAAGCAGTTAGTCAGGTTCCGTCACCAAGAGATGGGATTAAGTACTCACGTTTTGTTGTTGTTCGAAATTCTTATCCTGAATTAAGGACCACTACTATTAAGACTTGGCAGGAATTGTTCCCTGAAAACATCTGGGGTTCGTTCCGATGGTCACCACCACTAACACATCACATCAAATTACCAGCAAGAGATAATGCTCCAGGCATAGATTGCGAAGTTATCTTCTTAGCTTTGGACCAACCTAAAGATGTAAGAAAACTCCTTTCAATGGAACTTACTGGTGCTTGGGTGAACGAGGCAAGAGAGTTACCGAAGGCAGTTATTGATGGATTAACCCACAGGGTAGGTCGATATCCAACTCTATCCGATGGTGGTGCAAATCCTTGGCGTGGAATTATCATGGATACGAACCCTATGGACGATGACCATTGGTGGTATAGATTATCAGAGAAAGAAAAAATGACTGGTAAGTATGCTTGGAAATTTTTTAGACAACCAGGTGCCGTTGACGAATACACTGTAGATGACCTACCAGAAAACCCTGAGGCAAACGATTTTGTATTCAGTGCAAACAAATGGTGGTTAGCAAATCCTAAAGCCGAGAACAGACAGAACCTCCCTGTAGGATATTATCAACAGACCCTGTTAGGTAAAAACCTTGACTGGATAAGGTGCTATGCTCAAGGTTTATACACCTATGTTCAGGAAGGTAAACCAGTCATCTCCGAGTATGACGATACGATTATGGGACAGGATAGCCTAGAGCCAGACCCTTCATTGCCAATTCAAGTTGGACTTGACTTTGGTTTAACACCAGCAGCTATCTTTGGTCAGAGATTAAAGAATGGTAGATGGCATGTGCTACATGAACTGGTAACTTTTGATATGGGGTTAGAAAGATTTGGTACAATGCTGAGAAGTGAAATGGCTACAAAATATCCGAACTACGAAGTCCTTATCTGGGGTGACCCTGCTGGTATGCAGAGAGATGCTATCTATGAAGTAACAGCATTTGACCATCTAAAGTCTATAGGATTTAATGCAAGACCAACTCACTCTAATGATTTCAAGATAAGAAGAGAAGCTGGCTCTATGCCAATGAACAGATTGATTGAAGGTAAACCAGGTCTACTGGTGGATAAGAGTTGCGTAAGATTGAAGAAGGCTTTATCTGGTGGCTATCATTTCAGGAGGATGCAAGTTTCTGGTGGTGAGAGATACAAAGACACACCAAATAAAAATGAACACTCCCATGTCGGAGATGCGTATATGTATCTGGTTTTAGGTGGGGGAGAATATAAACAATTAACAAGAGGCAATAATCCTAAGTTCAAACAGACAACAGCGAACATGGATTTTGATATATTCGGATGACCAATGGGAGAGCAATAGGAGCAAATTTTGAAAGAACCATTTGCAACCTTTTGAAGGATGAACTAAATATAGAGTTCCGTAGGGACCTTGAGCAATACAGAACAAAAGACCATGGAGATTTAATAACAGATTCTCCCTTTCCTTTTGTAGTAGAATGTAAAAGGAGAGCTACAGGAAAAACATACAGCTACGATTGGTGGGAACAGGTACTGAGAAGTTCTGCT